GAGATAGCTGGGCCACTATCTGTATAAACTATTTCAAATCGATTTACGGGAAGGATTGCTGTGCTGGACGAGTTGTAAAGTTGAAATACATTTCCTGTTAAATTATCGCCTGGCAAGTCATAACGATATTGCCATTCATTTATTGGAGATGTTGATGACTGTGATAATTCTTTTTTGGCAAGAGCAAAACTCCAAGGATACATCGATAATGCCATATTCTTTACCGTATCATAAATATTATTACATACAGCTGCCGCATCATTACTTGTATCTGAAAAGGAAGTAATCGTGTCTGCTCCCAATAAATTTAATGCTTGATTGCATATTGTTACTTTTGTATCGCCTGCCGCCACGTTATCTCCTAAAAATAGGGGGAGTTTCCTCCCCCTACATTAACACTCTTAGTCAGAGTCAGTCGCACTGATTGCTGTGCCATCACCAATATCGACAACGCCAGATGCGTTGCTTACTACTGGGTGCAAACTATAAGTACGAGTTCCACCAGTTGATGCGTGAACATAGATTAAATCACCTACTTTTAACAAATCTGATGCACTATTAAAATAGCCTGCTGCATCAATATCTGTTTTTGCATCGGTTGATGTATAACTCCAAATTTGTGGAGCGTTTCCTGCTTTACTTTGACCACCAATAGGTTGTAGTCCTGTTGAATCGTATGCCATGATTTACCTCCTTATGATTCACGACAGGTTATTTCTACTATAGCTTCGTCATCTATAGCGATTGCACCTGCACTAAACATTGAATTAACTAAGAAGGAAGTTTTCTCTGGAACATAATTAATTTCTGTTTTTGCTGCCATATTTTCAGCTAAACCAATAGAACTTCTATGGAAAGCAAAAACTTTTCTATCATTAGAACCGTCTATTGAGAGACCGCCTTCATCCCTTGTACCAATCGTGTGGAATTGAAATCCTAGGAAAGTATTAATATCACCTGCAACTAAAGCCTTAATTGATGCAAAGTCTCCAGATATCGCTCTTTCATCGCCAAGCAATCCAGCTAAGTTATTAGCATGAATAATAATGTGTCTGTCGTCAGACGGAACATTATTAGCATCTAATTTTTTCTTAGCTTCGATAAGTTTACCAACATTAAGATTACTTGCAGCTGCCGAACCTGATGTTACTACAGTATTAGCTACTGTTTCAGGTGAAGATGCTGCATCGATTGCATCAATAATAAGTTGGTCCAGTCTTCGACCAATAGCTTTTGAAACCACCTGTACTAACTCAGCCCTTTCATCAAAATTAACTTTGGCTTGATGAAAAATATCAGTATATTCTGCTGCATTAAAGTCAGACATGGTTGCTGTTACTTGACTGTATGTAACATTTAATGGGGTAACATCAGTTTGTGGAATACGAACTGTTGCTGAACCCTTCCCAATTTTTGGGAATTTGTATGTATTGCCTTCTACGCCACTTCTTAGTCTTACTGCATTTCTTAGTACATTTTCACCTTGGTAAGCTTGATGTACCTCAGCATCAAATAATGTAACGAAGGCATTAGTAATTGATTGTGCCATTACGTATCTCCTTAAATAAATTATTCAAATTTTACCAAGTATCCTTTTTCAAGGGTCGGTGTAGTAAAGTTGCTTACCACCAGAAGGCATAAAATATGGTATCTTCACTAAGGAACATACCCTTTTATAAAAATAAATTCAACTGTAAGTTACGAACCTGGCTGATGTTCTCCAGGAAACGCTTGGTTAAATTTAGCTTCTACTTCTCTTCTATATGCTGGGTCCGTTTTATATCTTGGGTCTTTAACCATGTCATATAAATCTTCTTTAGAACTTATCCCCTCAACTTGTACTGGGGATACAGGAATTGATTGCTCACCTGTCATAGAACGCAGTTTATTTAAAACTCTAAGTCCGTTTGCTGTTGCACCCAAAATTTCTAACTCTTCAACGTCTGCTGGCCCAAAAATACCTTTTGCCACTTGACCTTTAATCCAAGCGTGATTTGCAGTGATAATCGCTTCTGCATTTGGTCCAAGCTTTTCTGTTTCACTTGCAACATCAATTTTTTCAGCTTCTTCTGCTTGTGCTGCATGTTCTTTAAACATGTTGACTAAACCGTCAAAAGCTTCTTGTGAAGGTTTGTTTTTTTCAGCCCAATCTACAAATCCTAAGGCTAATTCATCTTCTGGGTCAATGTCATCAAATACACCCATATCATATTCTTTTGGTGCTTTGTGGCCACCCATACTCATTTTTTTTAGTAACTCGTTATGTGAATTGGCTAACTCCTCAATCTTTATGCCAGTCTTATTATCCCAATGTTTGTCAGAAATGTAGTCTGGTTTTTCCAAAACTTTTTCTACTTCTTCTGCTGTAACATCTTCTAAGGCTTCATCAATAGATTTTCTTTCGTGTTCCTCTTCAACACGATGGGGGATGGTTTCTTTAAGATTTTCGTTTTCAGCTGTATTTTCACTTAAATCAACTTGTAATAAACCTTCTTGTTCTACTTCACTCATTTTTTCGTCCTCTCTATGCGTTGTAAAATTTCTCTGATTATACTATTTTGTCCCTCTCTAGCAAATCCAAAACTTGTTCCCCCGCCTGGTATCCAGGTGGGTTGGTTTAAAGTTTTGTCTACTAAATATTCTAAAACTTTTTTTCCTTCATCTGTTTCAAATGTTCTTGCAAACGCTCTATCAAGTCTTTTTAAATCATCATCTTTTTGGTGAGCTGATGTAAAATCCACGACATTTAGACCGTCCCATCCATCATCCATATTAACCCTCCTCTGTTATTTCTGTGCTTGTCGGTGACTCCTCTTGTGTGTCTGGTGCTGCTTGCATTTGCTGTTGCGCTTGCATCATCATCATCATTTGCTGTTCAATGAGTTGTTTCTCTTCGTCAGAGGTTCTCAAATCGCTTGGTATCCCAAGCTTGTCAGCAACATATTTAGCTATCTTTTCTGGTTTCATTTCAGCCTGACCACCTGCGCCCAGCGAAGATGCTATCTGTGCAAACTGCATAACATCGTTAATGTCATCAAGGTTTTGTGCCTTCGCTAAAGGAGATACTGGACTTATTTTAATTTCCAAACCATTTACTTTCAGTGGTAAATTTATAAGTCCTTTTTCGTCCATAATTTTTAAAACTCTTGTTACAACAGGCACCATTGTTTCTGTTATTAAGCGACCAAAGGCACTACCTAAGTTTTGTGATAATTCCTTCATACGCTCTACAATTTCAGTTGCACTTCTTGCTGACATATTGTCAGGCGGCAGTGATTCATCTAACAAAATCTTTTTTATATTCATACGCAAATCATTAATAATAATTTGTGAAACATTAAAATCTGCACTTCTTGGTAAAGGAGCAAGGCTTGCTCCTTGCGGTCCTGAGTTTCTTGCAACAGGTATAATTGCACCTGGTGTAATTCTTATATTGTTTGGATTTAATACGCCATCATCAGCAGCGGTATAAACACCACTAATAGCTAAACTCGCATTTTTTAAAACAAGTTCTAAAGTTTTATTTAATGTTTTAATATCAGGAATCGCAGTAAGTAATGGCCCACGACCAAAAACTTCTCCAGGCACTTTTAAGTATCTAGATACAATCCAGGGCGAACTTTTAATTCTTCTGAAAACTAATTCAGATTGGGATTTAGGGTGAATAACATGATAACAATAGTCACCGTTTTCTGTGCTATAAATAACAGCTTCAAATAATTCAACCAATTCTGTTTTTTTATCGTCAATAATTTTTTGCAACTCTGGGGATATTTGTGCATCAGGATATTCTCTCATAATGCTTTCTGTTCTTACCTTATATTTTCGGTAAACATTATCAACAGTCCCTTGTGGTCCTTCTTCCAAAGCAATCAAATATTGCGGTACAGCTGTAAATCGTATTGGAGTGTTATCGTCTCCTGGTTGAATTAGCATTACTGCGGTGCCTACAGCTAAGTCCAGGAGAAACTCTCCCATAGCTAAATCAAAGTTGCTTTGGCGCAACACCGTAAAAAATTCCTCAGTATATTGGTCAAGTATTCTTTGAACACTATCTTTGTCTTCAGGAGGTATATCATTTCCTGCCTCAAGACGACACCATTTTTTATATGGTGGGAATAATCCTGACTGTAGTTTGTTGGCAAATTTTTGTGTACTGTCAATAGCAGTCGAATCAAAAACTCGATTCATTTTGCCTTGTCCAGGAACATTGCCTTCATAATAGCCTTGATACATATTTCTTTGTGGAAGGCCATATTCATAAGCTTCTTCGTAGACACTTCTCCACAAATCTTTACGTGAAAAAGCTTGCTTATGTCTTTGTATTACTTCTTGTAGTGATAATCTTTTCATCGTTTTTTATGCCTATTTGCAAAATTACGTGCTGATTCTTTGCTTCTAAAACCCCAAGCTTTCAATGCAAGGGCCAGGCGTGTAGGCTCTCCATTTGGTTTTTTCATACCTCCTTTCATACCGCCAAAGCGTGCCGCAAAAGATATTCTTCGTGGATTAATACCCTTTTTTACAGGTGCTTTTAAATTAGAACCTTCCGTCCTTTTAAAAAACTTACGCCCTGCTTCATTTAGACCACCCTCTTTGTTTTGAAATCGTTTTGCTACCATTACCTCATTAACCCTCCTTTTTTACGTGAAGAGCGTTTTTTAAGCAAATCACTATCAGCTTTTCTTGCACCTCCTTTGCCTGTAACAAAAGAACGTACTCGGCCCATAGCCCAAGCTTGGGCTGATACGTTTCTCGAACCACTTGAATAATATGCACCCAAACCTCGTTTATAAACTTTATCCAGTTTGGATTTGCTAAATTTTTTTGTGTAAGATGCAGGATACTTAGGCATTGGCTCTTCTCCTAGATATATCATCCATCATTGCTTTGGTTAACAACCCTTTGCGATATAATCTGCGAGTCCTTAAAATTTCAGCTTCTTTTGCCTTTGGATTTTTTGCACCTGACAAATATTTTAGAGGAACACCTTTTTTTGACTTTGCAACTTTTTTAAACTTTCTTTGCATTGACCTCACCTTTTTTAATTTTTATTTTGACACTGTTTGGTAAGTCCTCAAAATCAAAAAGTCTTTGTGAAAGCTTGGTGTGTTTTGCGCCAGAGTGTAACTGACCATTTGGCATCTTGTGAGTCTTGCCTTTAAATGGTACACCTTTTTTCGTATAGTGGGTTACGCCTTTCATACAAACTCCTAATATTTGTATTTAGATTTAACTTTTTTCATAACAGAAGTTTTTTTTCGCTTGCTGCGCACCTTTGCTGTTTTTGATTTCTTTTTTTTCATTGATGGCATATTATACATCTTAGCGGCCCTCAACGACTTTTATGTTAGTTCGGTGCTTTGGGTTACGTACATAATTTGGTTTAGTTCTGTCCATTTATGTTCCTAAGTTAGTTTTACCCCTAGGGTTTCTCGTAGACGTGCCTAAATTAGCAACTGCATTATTACCACCAGGCAAAGTACCACCAATCATAGAACGACCAACTCTGGATTGACGAGAGCGAGTTCCACGCCTGCTAACAATTTTCCTTGGCTCTGCTTCGGTTTTCTTCTCACCCCCACGACTTTTTTTTGTCGACTTTCCTGTTACTGTAGATGCAACGCTTCTTACTACTCCGCCCATTATGTGTACCTCTTCATGGTTTCCATAGGATTACGCATCGGTGCTTTGTCTTGTGTCATCGCTCCTCCTGGCACTCCTAATTGTGGTATTAGTCTATCTTGTGAATATAATAATCTGCCACCTTGTCGTCTTGCTCTCTTGCTTGCAGACAGTTTTCTTAGTTCGCTTTTCTCTTGCGCTTCGACTCTTGCTTCACGTTGTTTCAGTGCAGCATCTGCTTCGCTTGTATCGACAACTGGCATTTTTGGGCCTTTAAGTAAACTACCCATTAAAATAATCTCGCATACATGATATAATCCTCCTTGTCAGGACCATATTGTTTTACAATTCCTTCCTTTAAAAACTTCATACTTTCAATCCATTTAATGGCTCTAGTATTATTAGACTTTACTGTACATTGAATACGATGCAACTTCAACTGCTTTGCAGTGGTCAACATAAACTTAAAGGCACCCTTATGGAACTTAGTTTTAAACTTTGACAGCATAAATTTGTCAGGTATCATCCATATCTCTCCGACACCTTTCCATAGCGGTACAACACCAAAACAAGTCATGGGTTTACCATCTACACAGACTGCAAATCCATTTCCTTGTTTTGCAGCATTGTTTATAAAACTAAGATAATCAGGAAATTGTGTAAATAACTCTTGGTCTACTTCGTACAAATCCATAACTTTGAGAAGATAGGATTCAAAGGGAACGACATTGATATTGGTATTTTCGATTTTAAAAACTTTTTCTAAGTCAATATAGTTCATGCAAAAATATCAAAGTCACTGCTTGCTACGCTGGTTTTAAAATGCTGTGTTTTACCTCTGGTGAGTTGTCGATGCTCTCCTCCGCCCAGCATTAAATACATGTAGGCATCACCCACATGCGAATGTTGATTTTTAAATGGCTGGTCTTTGTAGCGTTCATGCCCTGCTACCTGGACTCTCCTAAAATGATAACCACCACTCAAAGCTTTACGCACACGCTCACAGCTTGCATCTACCAGCAATCCAGGCTTACCATCAATTAAGCGATTCATTGGCATTGCACCTGCTTCCCTACGCACTTTAAAATCGTTACTTGCTGTCGGTCTTGCATTTAGACCCAGGGTTTTTAAATGGTCAAAAGCGGTCACTTCATAAATTTGGTCTCTTTGTTGACCTGCTGGGTCTCCAAAAATTAAAACATCATACCTAGGATACTTTGACTCAACCTCGGATTTTAACAAATGACCAAAGCGT